CCGGGGTGTCCTCGCCGAGCGACGCCAACGACATCTACATCGTGCCGGTCTCGCGCACCGAATACGCCTCGTTCGCCAACAAGCTGACGCCGGGGCGGCCGACCTGCTACTGGTTCGACCGCCTGATTGCGCCGACGATCACGATGTGGCCGGTGCCGAATCAGAGCAACACCTACACGCTCAATTACTATCGCTGCGTCCAGATGCAGGACGCCAACCTCGCCGGCGGTGAGACGCCGGACGTGCCGTATCTGTGGCTGGACTGGTTCGTCGCCGGCCTCTCGCACCGGCTGTCGCGGCCCTACGCCACCACCGAGATCGAGAAGCTGCGCAAGGCCGACGCGGTCGAGGCCTGGACGATCGCGGCGACGCAGAACGTCGAGAACGTGCCGGTGACGATCTCGCCGAACATTGGCTCTTACTATCGTCGCTAGGCGACCGATGCTATGAGGGGGAATGATCGAGAATTGGCGAGCGGTGGTCGGATACGAGGGACACTACGAAGTCTCTGATCAAGGACGTGTGCGCAGTCTCGACCGCCTCGTTGAGTTCAAAGATGGGCGCAGCCGGCTGTTCCGTGGCCTTCCTCAGAAAGAGATTGCTGGCTTCTTCGATATTGACCCGAGCCGTGTGTCGGACATCAAGAACGGTCATCGCTGGGGGCATCTGTGAGCCACCGTCCGCACCCAAAAATGGCCCGAACCAACCCGCGCTCGCCGCGGGGATGGGGGACGTGTCAGCGCTGCGGCTTTGTCGGCAATGTTCGGGATTTCGAAACCCAGCATGAATGGGCCGGGCTGCAGCTGATCTCACTCAACCTGCAGGTCTGCGACACCTGCCTCGACAGGCCGCAGCGCCAGCTGGGCTCGATCGTGCTGTCGCCGGACCCGGAGCCGGTCATGAACGCGCTGCCGGAATCCTACGCCATCGACGAATACTGGCCGCGGCTCGTGCAGGGTGGCCAGCCGCGCTATCTGCAGGGCGGGCGGCCGCGCTACCTGCAAGTCCTGAAATATTTCGACACCAATTGAGGGGGCATCTGTGAGCGTCAACCCAATCACGCCGGATGTCTTCCAGGGCGGCCAGATGACGGACCTGCCGGTGTTCTCCGGCACGCTCGACGGTACCGAGCTGATGGAGATCGTGGCGGCGCCGGCCGGCCAGACCAACGAGGCTGCCGGCGTCAATTACCAGATCACCACCAGTCAGCTCGCGGCGCTCCTTAGCGCGCTCAGCCTTCATGCGGTGATCATCCGCACTGGACAATATTCAACCATCGGCAATCCGTATGTGCCGGGACCGACAATCAGCCGCATCTATGTCGACAAGACGATTGCCGAGCCGACCTACATCTCGATGAACATGGCGAGTACTTATTTCGTCGAGCCTCTGGTAAAGGACATCGCCGGCACCGCAGACGCTTTGGGTAACGGCATCACGGTGACCTTCACCGGAGGCGAAGTAGCGGACACCTACGCCACCATTCCGATCACGACGCCCTTCGGGGGCTACTTCTTCCGGCCGATCGCCGCGATAAACAGTTGGACGCTTGGGAGCGCATGATGAAGTTGCTTCGTTCTATCCTGGTTGGGCTCGCGCTTGCGGTCTCGTTTTGCGGGCCGGCCAAGGCACAGTGCGGAACTTCGGCGCCACCGAACAAGTTCTGCGGCAATGACAGCGGTTCTTCCGCGCTCGCGACTTGGAAGTCGATCCCTCCTGGCGCGCTGTCGCCGATCGGGGGCGGCACGATTCTCGGCAACCGCACCACGGCCTCGGCGGCGCCGACGGCTCTCACCAATCCCGTGCTCGGTATCCCGGGCACGTCGACCGGCCAAATCGGGCTGGCCGGCTCTGGCTCGGGGACGTCGACCCTTGTTGCCCAGTCCGCCGCCGGAGGTTCGGTGCTGCAATTGCCGACCGGCTCGGGCACGCTGGCGTCGAGCGCCACCAGCCCGCTGGTGCTGGATTCCGTGCTCGGCACCTTGTCGTGTCCGACGTGCCTTCCCATGGTGACGGCCTACGGCGCGTCCGGGTCGGCCAGCACGACCACCGGCTCGATCACCTCCGGCAGCACCTCCCTGTCGCTGTCGAGCGCGCTCGATTTTGCCAACGGCCAGGGCGTGGTGGTCCTGAATGCGGGACCGGCGACCAGCATCGGCGCCTCGTGTCTCACCGCGCTCGCGTCCATCAACGGGTCCGGCAGCACCAGCTACACCTATCGCGTCGAGGGCCGCGACAACAATGGCGGCGTCACCGCCGCTGGCTGCACGGCGACGCTCGCTACGGGTGTCGCGACGCTCGGCACCTATCAGGCCGGCACCGCCGGCATCACGATGAACCAAGTGTCCTGGACCACCGGGACAAATGCGATGTGCACGCTGGTGTGGCGCAGCAAGAACGGGGGCGCGTTTCAGCTGCTTGGCTGCTTCACCGGCACCAGCATTTACGACACGGGATTGCCCGCCCAGACCATCCTGGGGGCGCCGGCGACCCCGCCCAGCTCGCCGCTCGCCAACTGGTTGGCCACCACCATCGTGTCCGGGGCCCACACCACCACCCTCACACTGGCGGCCCCGGCCTCGACGACGGTGTCGGGCGCGATCGTGCAGCACGATGACACCGCGGCAATTACGGCCGCCTTCGCGGCCAACACGGCGGTCTCTTTTCCTGCCGGGACCTATACCGTTCGAGGCCTGCAGATTCCCTCGACGGTGCGCGCGGTCGTCGGCGCCGGCGGCGGCCAGTCGCAGATCATCGCGATCGCCCAGACCACCGATGGCTTGGCGTCGGGGGTGTCGGCCTCGATGGCGAATGGAACGTTTCGGATGACCGGCATGGTCATCACGGCCCAGCCTGGAATGTCTTTTAACGGCTTCACGTTGAACCAGGGCGTGGGCTCCTATATCGGCGAGAACACCTTCAGCGGCGCCAAGGCGCTGGTGAATTTGTCGTCCTACCAGACGGTGATGGCCAACAATCACGTCAGCAGCTGGTGGAATATCGGCATCTACGACGTCAGCACCTACTCGCTGATCACTGGCAACACGATCGGAAACATCGCGGGTCAGGTCGGCGCCGTGGCGATCACGGCGACGCCGGTGGGTAGCAACTACCAGTACAGCAGCGCCATCTGGACCGACTACAATGCGGTAGGCGCCTTGGTGATCGGCAACACGATCGACCAGCAGGGCGGCTCGTTCGGGATCGGCGCCCAGAGCATCGGCGCATCGACGATTGGCAACGACATCAAGTATACCGGCCGAGAGTGCATTGCGTCCGGTGTTCACTCGAACACCAAGACGTCGGCCAATCGCTGCTTCTGGAACGTCAACGGCAACGGAGCTACGTCTGGATACGACTTCGGCATCTCCGTCACCGATGATGGCGTCAATCCGGTCGTCAACACCTCCGTCTCCGACAACCACCTCATCAACCCCGGGTTTTCCGGAGTTGGCATCTACGGCAACGGCGGCGCCAATTCCTACACCAACACCAGCGTGTTCGGGAACGTGATCTCGGGCGCCAATCAGGTCGCTGGCGGGCCGCCCTGTGGGATCGAGATCTCGGGCAGCAACGTGTCCGGCGTGATCGTAGCGTCCAACACGCTGCAGTCGGTGACCGCCAACACCACCTACAATGTCTGCGAGCACAACGAGGGCCAAGGCACGCCCGACAATAACGTGTTCCGCCTGCCGATGGGGCCTGCGGGCTCAAGCGGCATGGTGGGGTTGATCGGGGCCAACAGCCGCTATCAGGTGTTCCCGAGCGTCTCCGGGACCGTGGCGACCGAAGAGGGGGTGGAGACCCTTAGCAACAAGACCTTGGCAACCCCGGTCTTTACCTACGGCACCGGCGCCAGCAGCACGATCAACGCGATCTCCACCAACACCGGCTTTTCCAACAACCTGATCTCTCAGAACAACGGAACGGCCAGCAACAGCGGCACGATTGCCACCACGGCGGCGACGCTTACCGCGATTGCCAACGGCTATCTTCAGATGGTTGTGCAGGGCGGCGCCACGCCATCCGCGCAGCTTGCCAGCGGCGCCGGGCTGACCGGCGGTCTCACCATCTCGGCGGGCGCCGGCACGCTGACGCTGACCAACCCGGCGCTGGGAACGCCGGTCTCCGGCGTTGCCACCAACCTGACCGGCACGGCTGCCGGTCTGACGGCGGGCAACGCCACCCTCGCTGCCAGCGCCACCAAGCTCGCCACCGCCCGGGCGATCGGCATCGGTGGCTCGACCGGCCTCACCGCAACGGGTGTAAACTTCGACGGCACCGCCGCGATTACGCCGACGCTCACCGGCACCCTGGCGGTCGCCAACGGCGGCACCGGCAACACCGGCGGCGCCTTCTCGACCTACTCGCCGACGGTAAGTTGTGGCCAGTCCACCGGCACCGCCGTCTGCACGGGACAGGGCCGCTACCAGCAGATTGGCAAGCTGATCAATCTGACGGTGACGATCACCATCTCCGGCACCTTCACCGGCGGCGTCATCAACAATGTCGCCCTTCCGGTGCAGGCAACGGGAGGATCTGGAGGCACATTTATATTTACCGGCCGCGAAACCGCCGTCTCGGGGGCGCCGTGGTGGGGTTCGATGGCGGCAAATGCCACGACCATGGGAATCACGAACGTATCGAACACCAATTCGATCACCACGGGCTGGTCGATCACTTTGACCGGATGGTATGAGGCGCAATAATGCCGGGGCTGACCTACTCCAGTTTCGTGACGTCGCTGGCCAACTTGCTGCCGGTCGACACGGCTGACCCCGGCTTCATCACGGTGCTGCCGAATATCATCGACGACGCCGAGCAGCGGATCTACCGCGAGCTGGATCTGCTCTCGACCGTCGTCACTGCTACCGGCGTTCTCACCGCTGGCAGCCGCAAGTTCTCGCTGCCGACCATCAGCGGCACCTTCGTTGTGGTTGAAGAGATGAACGCGATTGTGCCGGCTGGGGTCACCAACCCGGAGCTGGGTTCGCGGGTGCCGTTGCTGCCGGTCTCCAGGGAATATCTCGACGTTGTTTATCCGAGCGCGGCCGGCGAAGGCGTCCCGGCGCTGTTCGCGCCGATCACCCAGCAGGACTGGATTCTGGGGCCGTGGCCCGACGGAAACTATACCGTCGAGGTGGTCGGCACCATTCGGCCCGCCGCACTCTCGGCTTCCAACCCGACGACGTTCCTCAGCCAGTATCTGCCCGACGTGTTTCTGGCCGCGGCGATGGTTTTCTCGGCTGCATACCAGCAAAACTTCTCGGCCACGGGCGACAACCCGCAGTCTTCGATAAGCTGGGAGACGCATTTGGCAAAATTGCTCGAATCGGCGCGGGTCGAGGAGATCCGTAAAAAGTTCGGAGCGCAGGGTTGGTCGTCGAAGTCGCCAGATCCGGTGGCAACGCCGCCGCGGACGTAGGGGGCTATTGGTGGCGGCATCTGAGATCAAGCAAGGGGGAGTGAAGTGGTCAATCCGCGCACGGTAAACACGGGAATCATCGTGCCTCTGACGGGTGCGGATGTGGACCTCTGGGGCGAGGACGACGTCAACCCCAATATGGTGGCGATCGACGGCCTTTTCGGTGGCGTGCAGTCCATCCCCGTCAGCTCCGGCATCGTGACGCTGACGTCGCCATCGGGCTTTACGGCAACGCCGGGGCCGGGCCCTACCCAAGCGCAGAACGCGGTGATTCGATTTACCGGCGCTCTCGTTGGCAATGTCCTTGTGATTCTGCCCCTGCCGGGGCGCTACGTCATGGAGAACCTCACCACCGGCGCCGCGCAGATTCAGGTGCAGGGGGCCACCGCCCAGGTCGAAGCGGTGTCGCTGCCGCCAGGAGAGCCCGTCACCGTCTACAATGATGGATCCGTTGTCCGCTTTGTCGGGATGGGAAGACCGGGCGCGCTGGAGTTTTGGGCTGGCCTCAACGCGATCCCGGGCTGGGTGATATTCAATACGATCAAGCCGTACCTGCTCTGTGACGGCACGGTCTACAATGTGTCGGATTATCCCTATTTGTTCAATCGCCTCGGCGGGAGCTTCGGCGGCAACGGCGTTAGCACATTTGCCGTCCCGGACCTGCGCGGCCGCTATCCGCTCGCTTATGATGGCACAGGCTCGCGCGTCACCGTGGGCGGCTGCGGCATCAACGGCCAAGCCATCGGCGCCGCGCTGGATGCGCAAAGCATCACATTGACGGCAGCGCAGATGCCGTCGCATTTTCACGGCGCTGGCATTTATGATCCGACCCACGCTCACAGCGTCGCCAACCTTGCCGGCAGCACCGGCAACACCGGCGGCGGCGGCGCGTTCGGCAACACCCCCGTTGCGGGCGCCACCGCCGCAGCAGCCACCGGCGTTCGTGTCAACTCCTCCAACGGGCTCGACACCACCTACAGCTCCGGGGGCAGTGGATCCCATAACAATATGCCGAACACCCTGGTGACCGGAATCTGGGTCGTGAAGACCTGATCGGGTAGATTGGCGCCTCGGCGCATATTGAGAGGGACCAAGCTATGGCATTCGGCGGCGTCAAGCTCGTGCCCGGGGTAAACGTCGAGCGCACGCCGACCTTGAATGAGGCCGGCGTCGTGGCGAGCCAATTGATCCGCTATCGCGACAGCCTGATCCAGAAATATGGCGGCTGGCAAAACTTCTATCCGTTCGCGATCGGCGGGGTGCCGCGCGACCTGCATGCGTGGCAGGACCTCAACACCGTGAGCCGGCTCGCGATCGGCACCACCGCGCAGCTCGCTGTGGTGACCGGGTCCACCCTGAAGGCACTGACGCCGCAGACCAAGGTCAGCGATTTTGCGCCGAACTTCTCGACCACGGTCGGCTCGGCCAGCGTTCTGGTCACCGATGGCAACATCAACACGGTGACGACTTACGATTCGGTGTTCTTCAACACCCCGGTCGAGGTCGGCGGCATCGTGTTGTCCGGGCTCTATCCGATCGACACCGTCACCGGCGTTCACAGCTATCGGATTACGGCTGCCACCAAGGCTACGGCGCTGGTTAACAACGGCGGCGCTGTTCCAGTTTTCACCACCGGGATCAACAGCTCCAACGTCTCGGTAGGCTTCCCGGGCCACGGTCTAGGTGCTGCGCCCCAGAACACAATCGTGTTTCCCATCCCGACCAATGCCAACGGGATCACCATCCAAGGCCTCTACACCGCGACCTCGATCACCGACGCCAATAATTTCATCATCCCGGCTAACGCGCAGGCCACTGCCGCCGGAGCGGTTCCGATGAACGGCGGCAACGCCGAGATAGTCTATTACATTACCCTGGGGCCGCCACCCGGCGGCGTCGGCTATGGTCTTGGTGGCTATGGTCTCGGCGGCTACGGCCTGGGGACGGCGCAGGCGGGGCAGCAAGGCACCCCGATCACCGCCTCGGATTGGACCATGGATAATTGGGGCCAATTGCTGCTGGCGTGTCCGAAGGGCGGCGGGATCTATTACTGGGACCCGACTGGCGGTTTCCAGAACGTCAGCCTGATCTCCTCGGGCCCTATCTTCAATGCCGGCATATTCGTCTCGACGTCCGCGCAGATCCTAATTGCCTATGGTTCGACCGCGACCGAGCAGATCGGCGTGCTGCAGGATCCGATGCTGGTGCAGTGGAGCGATTCGGGAAACTTCTTCGATTGGACCCCGAGCGACACCAATCTGGCGCGCAATTTCCGCATTCCGATCGGGTCACGCATCGTGGCCGGCATGGCGGTGTCGAATCAGAACCTGATCTGGACCGATCTCGACCTCTGGATCATGAACTTCATCGGCTTCCCGAACGTCTACGGCTTCAACAAGATCGGTGCGGGGGCCGGCGCGGCATCTTCGCACGCGGTGCAGTCACTGCGCGGCGGCGTGCACTGGATGGGCGCCTCAAACTTCTATCGTTACGCCGGCGCCGGCGTGGAGGTGGTGCCGTGCCCGGTGTGGGACTTCGTGTTCCAGAACATCGACATGACGAAAATCAACAACGTGCGCGCGATGCCGAACACGCCGTTCAATGAGGTCGGCTACCTGTTCACGACGACAGCAAGCTCGAACGGCGAGAACGACGCTTACGTCAAATACAACATCAGCGAGCCCGGGCAGCCATGGGATTATGGCTACCTGCCGCGCTCGGCCTGGATCGATCAGAACGTGTTCGGGCCGCCGATCGCCGCCAACCCGGCCGGTGTGATCTACCAGCACGAGACCACCAATGATGCTGCGGGGCAGCCGCTCTCGTGGTCCTACACCACCGGCTATTTCCGGCTCGGCGAAGGCGAGGACTATGTCTTCGTCGATCAGTGGAGGCCTGATTTTATCTGGGGCGAGTACGGCGATCCGGCCACGGCGCAGATCAGGATGACATTCGATGTGGTCGACTATCCTGGCGACACGCCGCGCACTTACGGTCCATACACCGTGACCAAGGCGACGCAGTTCATCACCACGCGGTTTCGCGGCGGCCTCGTCGCGATCACCGTCTCCGGCGACGACCTTGGGAGTTTCTCGCGGTTGGGGTATGTCAGGTATCGCTATTCAGCAACTGGGAGACGGTGATGCCCGCGGATCTCGACACGCTCAATTCGACCCAGGCCCAGGGGGTGCAGTATTTGGGCCTGCTCTATCAGGCCCTGAAGAACGCCTTCGGCTTCATCGGCGGCACCAGCGCTACGGCGACCGGCGGGGCGGCGACGCTGCCCGCCAATCCTATTGGGTTCGTGACGCTGACGTTGCCAAACGGCACGAGCGTGAAAGTTCCTTACTATTCGTAAGCTAGGGGCTTACCAATGCCGCTCAAGAAGTCATCGTCCCGGGCGGCCTTCGTCAGCAACCTGAGGACGGAATTAAAGGCCGGTAAGGCGAAGGATCAGGCCCTCGCCATCGCCTATGCGGTGAAGCGGCGCAGCCGCGCCGAGGGCGGCGAGGTCTCGTTCGACGACCGCTTCACCGGCGAGCCCTACCGCGAGACCGCCGACGACATCGCCGCGCGCGCCCGCAACCTCGTGCGCAGCCAGCCGCAAAGGATGGAGCGCGTCGTGCCTGACGTCACGCCGGAGCTGGGCGGCCCGCTGATCGGCGATGGCGGCCAGTTCTCGCCCGGCACCAGCTGGGGCAACAAGGCCGCTGACATCGGCTCCAAGGTCGTCAAGGGCATGGGCGAGGGCATCGTCCACGATCTCTCGGTGCCCGGCGCCGGGCTGAAGCCGAACCCGTACCCGGAGGGCTCGGAGGAATGGCACTGGTACAACGACCAGCTGCAGCGGGCGGCGACGCAATGGGGCCCGTCGATGGCGCTCAACACGGTCGGCACCGGCCTGCCGTTCGCGCAACAGGGAGCCGCTGGCATTTTTGGTGGACGCCTCGCCCAGACCGCCGATCACGCCGCGCTGGCGCGTGCCGAAAAGATGCATGCCGAGGGCGCGACGCCCGAGCAGATCCACGCCGAGACCGGATGGTTTCAGGGCGCCGACGGCAAGTGGCGATTCGAGATCAATGACAAGAACGCCGACTTCCCGGCGGGTTATCCAACCGACCGCAGGATCGCGGCGTCGGTTGGCGCCTTCGAGCACCCGGAGCTGTACAAGGCCTATCCGGATCTGGCGAAAAGCGACCTGAACGTGCTGCCGCTCGAAGGTTTCAATGGTTCCTATCGCGCG